GTAAAAAATCTTTATTGTCCATTTTTTAAAACCTCTAGTTCTTTTATCAGTTTTTCTTTTTTCTGTCTAATCTCAAATACCTTCTTTTTTTGCTGAAAAACAGGGTCTTTTTGTTGATAAGATACCAGGGTAACATTGTTGTATAGTATTCGATTATCTCGAATCGTTGCTTGATCCAGGTAAATATTTTTAGGTTTATAGAATTGAATATTTGCATAACTTTCTAACGCACTATTATCTGACATTAATTTTATTTTTACAAGATTTTTTAATCTTAAATTTTTGCCAATGTCCTTGACTTGAGTATCTATCTTCTCCATAGTCTTTGCCAATGAAATTTTTGAAGAACCTTTTATATCACTTGAAGCGTTGTCAGTTTTGTCAGTTGAATCTGGCGACGGGCTTGATTCTGTTGTCTTTGTGGGGGTATCATTCTTTTCATTATCGTCAAACTCCGATATTTGTTCTTCCTGAGTCTCTTTTTGAGGCGTTGATGTACTACCGTTACCAGGAGCAAATGTTTCCTCCTTCTCCTCCTTCTGAACAGATTGAACCGGAGCGTTACTTGCCTGACTCGGAGGGCCAGCAGATTCCTCTTTCTTTGTAAACGTAGGACCTGGACTCGATAATTTTTCTTTTGAATTCATTTTTGGTAAAGGAGGTGCTTCTTCAAATGCTTTAGTTTCCATCTTAACGGGTTCCTTAAAAGTCTCTAATTTAGGTTCTTCATAGTTAAACGTTGGTTCTTTTATAATAAACTGTTCTTCAAACTTAAAAGACTGTTCTAACTCTTTGAATTCTTTACTTATTTCATCATCAAATGAAACCAACTCAGATTGTATTGCAAGAGGTAATACGGTGTAGTCTATATCTAAAAGAGTGGCTGTAAGTTCAGCACCTAATAAGTTTGGTCCAACTGCACCTGTTGCATTAACATTGTTTCCATCTACACCTGTCCAATTCCAGTTCCAGTTTCTAGATCCTGTTCCTGTATAAATAACAGTATCGGTATAAGTAAAACTGTTACCATAGTATCCAGCATCATTATTTCTGTTTTGTGTAACCGTTGATAGTGTGTTGTTGTTTGCATCTAAAATATTGACGGTAGTCGAATAACTATCTCTGCCATTGGTTGCTTGTCCACATTGATGAGCAGATCCGATCCATTCACAGTTTTGTACTTCGGTTGTTGAATTTAATCTGACTCCACCATCAAGACTATCTGCAGTCGTTGTAAACTGACCACCATTTTGTTTTTCTGTTGTAATACCTACAAGAGATCCTGATGAAGATACAGTGCCGGTACCGTTTGCTTCTAGTTCATTATTGTAACTAGATATACCTGTTGTGGTCCAACCATTTGATCCATTAACACCATCAACATTGCCACTAGAGTTTTGTAAATTAGTTCTCGCTACATTAGCGTTTGGTAACAAGTTACCGCTTGTTGCTGTCTCAGCAAAAGCATTACTCGTCAGCGTCAGAATAAGTAGAAGTCGTGCTATTATTTTCTGCATCTTCAATAACCTTTAATCTTTTTACGTATATGTCGTAGTCGGGTCGAAGTTTGCCGTATTTTTTCCATTGTGCTTTTGCCTGCTTACCAATCTTACCATCAATTGGGCAGGGGGTCCCGGCCATCTCCATGCTTTGAAAAACGCGCGGATCCTGGCAGAGAAGTGCAACCGCTGCAACATTCATACCGTTTGCTCTAAGCTCTCTTGATAATTTTATTCTCTCACAGTTTTTGTCTCTAAAACTTTTACCACCAGATAAACCCAAACCAAACGTTTGAACTCCAGCGCTAGCTGATACTGAACATACATCTATTCCAGAAGGGGTTAAACCAGGCGCAGAGGCAGTTGGAGGAGCAGAACGTATATTACTAGTAGTGCTATTAGTAGTAGTGCTAGAACTAGAAGAACCAGATTCATAAGTAGTCGATGTCGTATAACCACCTTGAATAGAAGTGTTGCCACCGCTGACATTTTCTTGCGTAATATCTGAATAAGCTGTTGTAGCATAAAACATACACACCAATAGCGTTAATAGTTTCTTCATGGTCCCTCTCGCTAAGTTTTATATATGATTTTAATCTTCTTGAGAAGGCTTATTTGGTTCTAGATCATAGAACATATTATCAGAATCTTCTGTCACCCACGCGTCATCTTCGCAATCCCAAACTGTAGTTTGAACTTTGTAGTCTGGCCAATCTTTATCCGTCGTGTAAGAGTTAACGTGCCATAAACAACGGTTATTAGGTTGAGCCGCGTAATTACCATTATTTAATTCAAGAATGTGTGCACACTTATGTTCTTGAGGAATCTCAGAATGTTCAGTATTTAAAATATTATTTTCAGGGTGAGCCCAGTCAACGGTAAATAAATAATTACCTTTATAAAACTTTTTATCTTTTCCTCTAAACTTACCATCTAAACCATCCATCCAATCAAAGCGATGAACGCTAGGATAATAACTAAAACAGTTCCACAGCTGTAACTCTTGGACCTGCATATCAGGCACTTGGGATCTAGAAAAACGTTTTTGGAAAAACGCGCTGATAGGCAAACGCCAAAAGCACGCCCCGTTCGGTAGCATGATGTTAAATAGGAGCGCACGACCAATAATACTCGTAAGGCCAAAGATAACACATTCTCTTTCACCTCGTTTCTTTTGGTCCATATCATATAAATACTCCGTTTTAATTTTACAATAAATCGGAGGAATGTTTGCATTAAGGTACGCCATAGTTTATCCATTTATTTCACCCCAAGTTTGGCCTGACTCATAATCGACTTTATTGGGAATTGTTAATTTAACAGCATTTTCCATGATCTCAATAATCTTTTTTGCTTGTTCCTGCGACTCAATAGATAGATCAAGTTCATCATGAATTTGTATGTGAGGTATAATTCCTTCTTGATATAAATCTAACATTGCTTTCTTTGTCATGTCTGCTGCAGATCCTTGAATAAGTTTATTTAAAGCTTTGTATGTAAAGGCTCTTCTAATTCTTCCACGGCCATAAGTTCTTTCTGCTTCTTCTAAAGTCATAGGTGTGTGCATACCAAATGTTGAAGGTTCCCATTTATCAAACCTGCATTTACGACCTAGTAAAGTTCCGATCGATCCTGATGTTTGTGCAAACGAAGATGTTCGATTCATTAACTCTCGAACAAACGGAACATTATCATGGTATTGATTAAATAAGTTTTCAGCTTCTTGCTTCGTGTTTAATCCTAATTCTGCTTGTAACTTGGCTTTACCCATACCATAAAATAATCCTAGGTTAATTGTTTTAGCTTGTGACCTGGAGATGTTTGCCATGTCAGCTACAGTTTGGTGAAAGTCTACAGAGTCATCTTTAAATTTTTCTACAATCTTAGTTACAGAATCATTAAAACAAATAGGTTCAGTTGTTGCTGCATAGTGCACAACCAGTCTTGGTTCTTGTTGCGAATAATCAAAACAACCCCAAGTGTGATCTTTTTCAGGAATAAATAAACCTCTAATCATAGGACCTAAATCTTTATTTCTTGCAGGAATTTGTTGTAAGTTTGGATTCGAATAACTAAATCGTCCTGTCACTGTTCCACCCTGGTCAGATTTAATTGGGTTGATATCTGCATGAATCCTACCTTTGTGTTCATGTTTTAATATGGTATCAATAAATGTGGTATGTGCCTTGTTTATTTCTCTGGCTTTTGCTATCTTCTGAACTAAAGGATGTTTATGTTCTTGCAAAAAATTTTTGGTAAAAGACGGTGACTGAGTTTTTTCTGTTCTCAAATAATCTAATTCGAGTTTGTCAAAAACTTTGGCAATCGATCTGGCAGCCCATATTTGGGTTTCTATGCCTGTCTCTTTTTTTACTTGCAGCAATAACTCTTCTTCTTGTGAAACTAGCTTTTGTTTCAATGTATGAGCTTGTTCAACATCCACCCGAACGCCCTTAAATCTCATCTCAACTAAACACGGAAATAAGTTTGTCTCCAGGTCAAATACGTTTTGTAAATTTTGTTTTTGTATTTCTCTTGATAAGACTCTAAATAATTCTAATGTAAGTTCTGCATCTTTTTCTGCATACGATCCAACATACATCGCTGGAAGTTTATACATTTCTGATTTTGCATCAACGCCTGCAGCTTCCGCTGCTTCTTTTAAAGATTGTTCGCTTTTAACTTCTCCAAGATAATCATACGATGCACTGTTTAATGAATACCATCTTCTATTCTCATCAATCAAAGATAGCATCACCATGGTATCAATAATAAAACCATTTATCTTAATACCATATGCTTTTAACCAACATACATCATACATTGCATTATGAAAAATTTTTGTGTTTTCATCCGCACAAACTTTTGTAATCCACTCTAAAACTTTTCTTTTGTCCATATTGCCTTCACGATGACCAATCGGATAATATCCTGACCAACCTTCAACAGCTACAGCAACACCAATAATTTCTCCTTGACCAATAACAGAACCGGAACCTCTTGTTTTTAAATTTGGATCTCTTGTTTCTAAATCAATCGCAACGTATTGATAGCCAGATAAATCTGGAAAACTTTCAGGACAAATCCATTCTGTTTGTGCTTGAAACAATTACTTATCCCATTCCTTTCGCAATCTATCTATTTCTAATTCACAATAATGAATTATTTTATTTAAGTCTTTTATTTGATCTTTCTTCAAATATCTCACTACATACTTAATTACATTACCCTGAAAAAAATTCAACCTATTCTCCATGATAAAATGATAGGGTTGAATCTTTAATTTGTAATGATCTCCTCCTATTTGTTTTTTGTCTGCCTCCTCAAAAAAAGATTTGTTTGTCATATATCTTCTCCAATGTTGTATTGATATTCCGAACCTTGATTCGTAATATACAATTTATTTTTTGCTCGGGTCACACCAACAAAGAACAAACGATGTTCTGTGTCTTTATTTACTTGAGCAGCTTCGTAAATAATATTTTCTAGATCTGTAAATAAAATAACGTTGTCACATTCTTCTCCCTTAACAGAATGTATTGTTGAAACTTTTATGCGTGCAGGTTTACTTAGATCCTCGCCGCTCGC